CAGTACCAACACATCCACAATCACCCACTACACCACCACAACAACCACAGTTTTGACCAGGTTGATAATATGCAGTGTAACAAGGATTAGGATTAGGATAGCAAGAAGAACAAGACATTTTATAGTTAGTTTAAATAGATTAAGGAATATACATAATATAATATGCAGCTATTACAGGTTGTATGTTAGGATGAGCTCCTCCACTACCTGTATCGCTGTTTGAAACAGCCACACTAAGTGCTACAGGACCAGCTCCACTTGCACTACTTATACCAGAGTTATGTACTTGAGAACTAGCAATTGAAAATTTATAACTTGCATTACCACCATCTCCTTTTTCATTTGCCATAACTTGTAATGCATTTGGAGCAGGACTATTACCAGGACCTGATCCTCCCATTATTATGTGAGTGTGGTTTGGCACTGATCCAGATGCCACTACAGTAGCATTATGACTATGTACAGGAATTTGTGATGTAATCAAAGTTACAGTGTTTGCTCCTGCTGTGTTATACAAAGCATAGTTTGGATTACCAGCATTAGCAGGATTTACTGCAGCATCTAATGGAGCACCTGGTACATTTTGAATGGCTCCTACAGCAGCACGTCCTCTTCTATCAGGGGTGCCATTTAGACCATTACATAAATATACTTTGAAGAAACCATTTGCTGGGATGCCAATACCTGATCCATCAAAGTTTGTTAATGGTCCATAATATTCATAGGCTACAAATGGAACCATTTTTAAATACTGTTGGGTAGAACCACCACCTGATGTACCTGCAATATATGCAGCAATCAAAGCATCAAGATCTGCTAACTTAACATAGTTTGTATTTACATTAAGAGTAAGAGCAGTAAGATCAGTTGAAACTGCACAAAGTTTATTTATAGTAGCCTGAACAATATCATGAGTGTCAGAAGAAGCTGTAACTCCTGTAAGACAGCCAATTGTATAATCAGCATTTAATATAGTTAGTGTATTATTAATACTAACAACACGAGTGTTAATATCACAAATAGCTCTTACAATTCCTGAAATTATTGTAGGAAGTGTAAAAGTACTACCTGCAGGTAAAAATGTCTGCATGTAGTTACATAAAAAAGTAGGGTTTATACTAATGTTTATACCAGATCCATTCAAGAAAGAAATGACTTTTTCTATCAAAGCAATCTCTACTTGGTATAAAGAATCACCAGCATCAATGCCCACTGAGGCATACGTAACTCCTGTATATCTGACACACTTATCAGATACTATATCAACACAACCATTGTAGCAACTTTCGCAAGACATATTATAATTTATTTATTAATTAGAATTTTAACCCTGCTTATAACTTGAGAGGTAGTGGGAAGACCACACACCATAGCATAATCTGGATTACAAGATCTATATTCTAATATACGTTTGTAATTTAGTAAATCTCCTATTACATCCCCAGGGATGTAAGTATTGGTAGAAAAGGAGATATTGTTATATTCAATATTTGCCCAATATGTCAACCTTGCATCAATTTGTGTAAGAGTTGCTGGGATACTACCATTTATTACACAATCTGTCAATCTTGGTGTAAGCATCTTTTAATCTTTTTAGAGCATTTTTTGCTTTGTTGTGACAAGCTGAACATAGGCCATTAATCAACTGACAGCCACATCCAACTTTCATGCCACATCCTCTACAGTTTGCCATATTAGTAGAAATTAATTATATAGTTGTTTCCTGTACAACCACATTGGTTAGCAATAAAATAGTCAAGTTGTCTATTAGCTTGATTGTACAATCTGTTAGCTGCATCAATCGCACAGTTGTTAGCTGCTGCTATAGATCCTTGAATCATATAATATACACTATTTAATACCACCTTAGCTTGGGTTCTGATAGCTGAATCACATTCCATCATATCAAGTTTCATAAAAGCACTATCAAACTTTTCCTGAATAGCATTTGTACGCATTATGTTTTTTTCTACATAATTAGTATTTGCTGGAGCCACTGAATATTTTAAAAAATATACACCATCAGGTAATGGAGAAATAGCAGGAAAAGCAGTTAAACCCAATATAATTGAGTTATAAGTATTTATTTGTTGAACATTGAAAGGAATAGCTACAGGAACAGTATAACCAGGCACAGTTATTTGCATAGTTGGAGAACTAACACTTGGTGGATTTGTATTATACACAGACGTATCAGCTATTGCTAATGTGCTAGTATCATAAGTGTTAATTACTAAAAAATCTAATGTCATGATTTATATAATAAAAATGCCAGAGGATTTGAGATATCCTCTCACCCTCTGGCATAGGTTAATATGATCTTACCTTAGTTCTTAAGGGATCAAAGTAGTTGTTGTTGAAGTACTAGGCCATACAGTAGTTGTAGTACTAGTTGTAGTGATACAAGATGTATCTCCAGCAACAGTTCCTAAAGCAGCTTCTAATATAGCTTCGATAGCAGTTGTTTGATTGCTAGGAACAGCAATAATCACTGTGCTATCTTCATAGATATAGTCACCCCATTGGTACTCAGATTTATTATACTCATTGAATTTGATATAGTACAAATCATAGATTTGACCATCAGTTACCCAAGACTCAAAGTTCTCGTTGTAACCACCCATTCTGTATAAATGCTTTAAGTAACCAGCTTGGTAGCTATAGAAGTTCTTCTCTAATTGTTGAACTTCAGCAGAAGTACCAACAGGATAGTTAGAACGTTGTCTAATCACTGGAGTAGCAACTCTGTTACAAGGATCATCAACAATGAAATCAGCAGTTGTAGCTGGACCAGAGAAGATGAAAGTTCTGAAGTAGAATCTGTCATACTCCCAAGGGAATGCAGCAACGTCACAAGGCTGGCCATATTTAGTCAATGGTTTACCAGTGATACGTAAGAACGCATTTGCATTGTTACCAAGTCTTTGGAATTGGTAAAATTGATTTAAAGTGATGTTATCAGGATTGTTACCTGGAGCATCTAACTCTAAATGATAGATAAGATCATCAATCAATGCAGGCACATCTACATCTGTACAAGGATCGTCACCACATCCAAGACATGGAGCATTAACTGTTACAGAACGAGTGAAACCATTGAAGTACAATGTTTCTAAGTAGCTAGAGAAACCACGTAAAGTTAATGTTACAATCTCACCAGGTTTAACTGTGAAACCAGTTACATCAGTAACTTGATTTACAGCAGTTGCACAACCATTAGACTTGTACCATTCAGTTACGTTTGACTTACAAGCAGCACCAGTTACACATCCAGCAATTTTGTCTGAACGCTTAGAGCCTTGTAAATACGTGTTTGTTCTACCTTGAGCAACATAGAAATAAGGGGCATCAGCGATGTTACTAGATGTAGCAACACTATAGTCATTTAGGAAAATACCTACTTGACCAGCTGTTAAATTCTGTGTAGATCCAGAGCTAGGTAATGTGTTTCCTACTGGTACTACAAAGAGGGTGGTTAATGAAAAATCAGCCATTTTGCTTTATATTTAATTGTGAAAAATTATTCGTTTGTTTGTATTCTATAGATTGAGCTTTGAACAGCACTTTGGTTTTCTGTATACATTGCCAAGTTTTGTACTGTAAGATCCAACAACTCATCTTCTAAGTAAGTCTCAAGTTCACAGTTTTGATCAAAAGAAGGCAAGCCATCTAACATGATATATCCTGTCTTGTTAATGTACACTGGATATCTCATATATGATATGTAAATATCTTTTGGTGTAAATGTACCATCTGTAAATATAGATATCTCGTCAGAGGATAGAAAGTTAAATGTTTCTTGATATTCGAAAGAAGGCTTGTAGTTGTCATTAGTTAGTATAAACTGAATGTCACCATGTTTAGCCAAATCTCTATTTATCCATATCTTTCTATTTGTACATCTTCCTTTGTCTGCTAATATATAACTATCAAGATAGAACATATATTTTGGAGTCAAAACATTAAGACTTGCAAAATACTGATTCAACTGTGCATTCTTTAATGCTAAAGGCAAAGGTTGATTGTTATAGGTGATAACTAAACTTTGAAGGTCTTCATAGCGTTTTTTAAATGCATCCAACCCATAACCAGAGTTTGTACTAGTACCATCAACCTTTTGCTTTATTAGCTTTATCTGAGCTTCGTTAAGTGCTAGAATCTTATCTTCTAGGTTAATTTGTTGATGCTCATTTGTTGATAGTTTATTTAGTTTCTGGTCAATCTTATATAATAAACTATCTACTGGGATCATAATGAGGCTATTTTTTTTCCTTTTAATTTGCCTTCCAAAGTCAATAACTGATCTTGGTTGTCTTCATCTGCAAGGAATTTAACTAAATCATCTTCATCAACTGCTATTTCAAATTCACCTTCAAAAACTCTACCATTAGGTCTCACTCTATAAATTGAATGAGCAACAGCTTGTTTTACTAGGTCTTTGATATGGAGCAAGTTTTCTTTCATATCTGCAAATCTGTTGAACACTTCTATAGGGTTCAAACCTTGATATTTGCCATTCTTGAATTCTGTTTGTTTTAGGAGGTTATCCACCTGATTGTAAACTGCTTCTTCTTTAGAATCATCAGATACTGGAAGACCAAGTAGACGAGCCACTTTCTTCTTCTTCTCAGGAGTCATAGAATCAAACTTAACAATAGCTTTATTAATAAGTTGTTTCTTTTTAAACATCACCTTGTTTTCAATCTCATCATCTGCAACATAATATTGAATGTCTGCAGGGAATTCACCACGCTCCCAAGCTTGATAGCTAGAAGCAATTGTTGGATGAACTCTCAACCATGAGAATGCTAGCTCTTGCAATGGCATTGACAAATCATAATAATTGTCGCCATCCATAAGCTTAACAGGTTGTACGTGTAAGGAATCATCAACAGAAGTTGATAAGCCATAGTTCCAGAACTGAGAACGAGGACCTAAGTCAACACCACCTAATGCTGCTTCTAGCTTGTCTCTTAATTCTGTTACTCTTTCAATCTCCATCTCTCTTTCAAGAGGATCAGAGATTCTTCTGATGTAAGCAGCCTTTGGATCTAAGCCTGTTCTGTACTGACCATCCAATTCTTTATAAGGATATTTAAAAACTCCTGTACCAGGAATTCTTGTGTAGCCTCTTGATGCAAGTCCACCTTGCATTGTTTGTAACTGAGAATTGTTGTAGTCTTTTTTAATAGTAGATATTTTTCCTATCTTGCCCATATGTAGTTGTTTTTATTTGGTTTATTTGCAGATGGTTCCCATCGAAGGGAACACTGTACAGAATTTACTTGTACATGTCCATCTGTGTTAGAAGACTCCCCCACTGGGATGTGGGGGGAACGTCTTCTGATTTTTTTATGCGAAACACCAGAGGTGTCAGTCTAAGAATACTATCCTTAGAGGGGCATTATTAGAATTGAGGAATTTCTTCAATCAATACTGTTCTAGATAAATCT